TTAGGGTAGGTCGCCGTAAAGGACAGGCCGTCGCCGGCCACGACCACCACTAGGTCGAACTCGTTGCGGTCCGCGTCGATGATGGTCGAGGTGACCGTCACGCCGATCAGGTTGGCAAGACCGCCGACTTCAGGGTTCCAGACAGTGGACGCCGCGAAGGACGTGCCGCGCTTGAAGGTGACGGTGTTGCAGCTCATCGGGTCTTATTGTTGCCCGGATTGGTAGCAGGGGGGTCAGGGCAAGGTGATTGCCGTGATGGGAGTCTGGAAAGTCGTCGCTTGAGCAACCCCGTTATGGTTTCCTGCCTCCGCCACGACTGTGAAGGTCGCAGGTCCGGGAATGCTCAAATCATAGGCCGCCACCGTAGCGCCTACCACCCCGCCCGCGAAGTCCTCCTCGGCGACTAGGGGATAGTCGTAATCATCAGGATCGAAAGATAGCCAAGGACGAAATACAAAGCCACCCGGGTTGCTTCCGAATGGATTATTGAAAATAGCCTGCAGCTGGAACGGCGCCCAAGTCCGATAGAGCGTTTGGGTCGTGGCCGTGATGCCAGGGTAAGCGGCAGAGTCGTAATCCCATGAGCTCGTGTCGGGGGCACTGTCTACCTGAGAGGCAACGCCGATGGGCGCCGACCTATAAAATCCCCATGATCCATATCCGCCATCACTAGGTGGCCCCATCTGCCTGAAGGCACTGGTATATGTCGGGGGCGTTGGCATCGTGCCTTAAATGCTCGCGAAGTAGTAACGCGCCGTGAGGCCGGTGACCTTGATGCGGTCCGTCCAGAGCGACTTGGTGACGGCTTGCCAGACAGTGATCTCTTTGGTCGTCGGGTCTTGGTAGGCCGTAGCGAGGACGATGTAGGAGTCCGTGTCGCCCGTGGTCGGCATATAAGTCAGGGACGCGACGACTGGGTAAGACGGGCTCGAGCTGACATGCGCCGTGTTGTCGTCTGGGTACTTGAGGGTCGAGGAGTCGAACCCGAGTTTCAGGACGATATAGGAGTAGTGCGTCGTGACGTTGAACTGCCACTTGTAGTAGACGTACTCATAGTCGCTCTTAGGCATATGCGTCATGAACCATGACGTCCCTTCGATCATCGGGTCGAGGTTGTTGACGAGACCGGGCTGGACGGTGAACCAATAGGAGAGCGTGCCTCCGACCGTCTTCGGGCCGAGGTCGGTGACTTGGAAGGGGTGTTTTACCGTGGTGTCATAATTCAGAGACGTGTAAGTCTCCAGCGGTTGCAGAACGTTCAGGTTTGTCCCCTGCCCGGAAGACGTGAAGATATAACCGACTCCGGGTTGCGTTGTCATATTGATTAGATGTTCAAATAAACCATGTCTTCCCAACCTGCAGTCGAATAACGGATTTCGTAGACCACCTTGTAAAGCAGGCCGTATTCCTCGACGTTAACCTGAGAGAGTAGGTTCTTGTGGCCGATGCCCGACACCGTTCCAATCGGACCCCAGTCTGGGATGAGCTTGAAGACGCCCCAGGAGTTGGTCGATGTGGCAGTCCCTAGTAAAGCGTAGAGAGCCTGCACATCGCTCTGGCTGGTCGTGTACATGACGCCAGAGTAGGTCGTAGTCGGCGCAAGGTACTGCGTCTTGCCGAACAGGGAGGGATAGTCAGGGTCGACGAACCCGATGAAGCGGCCGCCCATCGGCTGCTCAAAGCAGGCGCCGTGGTAGCCTTCACAGGAAGGGACGGGCACCATTTTAGAGAGGGTGGTATTGTAACGATTGACCACCGGCCCGAGGGTTGAGTCATCGTAAGCGCCGCCGAAGTCAGCAGGGAGTCCTGCCAAGGCCGTGCCACCATAGCCTGCGGCCGCGGTGAAAAAGTTGGGGTGGCTGCTGATGTGTTCGGATGTCAGGCCGTTGGCGACCGAGGTGTTCGCGTTGGTACGAACGCCGCTGTTCACCGTAGGGTCGATGCCGACATAATCCACCTTAAGGGTCGCCATTCCAAGGGAGTCCCAACTGATGCTTCCCCTGTGGGACTTGCAGTAGGTATAACCACCACCCGGGAAAGCGGTGCCGCGGACGAACGGCGCAAACGCCCCGGTGTTGCGGTCGGTCTTGAACGTCGCGTTAATCGTGATGAGGCCGAAGCCGTCCGAGTTGGAGGTCCAACCGGGCTGGAGGATGTCAGTGGTTAGGGCGTTGCCCTGGTCGATGCGTGCCATGTTGGTAAATTACATCTGGTCTCCGTAGCCGATTTCGTGGGGGTTGCCCTTGGTGAAGTCGGCGGGGACGTTGCCGCCGCCTTGCGCGATCTGTTGGAGCAAAGCAGTCTGCTTGCGGTTTTCCTCAAGCTGGGCGTTCATCGCGTCGAGGGCGGCGTTGTTGCCCATGCCGACGACGGCGTTGACGCCTTGTGGACCGGAGTAAGTCGAAGGAGCGGTCGTTGACTTTCCGGTCTCACCCAAGGAGTCGAGGATGCGTTTTCCGGCGTCGGTCTTATTGAAATATTCTAGCGCCATTCGCTGGACATCTTTGTCCTGAGCAAGCCCTCCGAGCGTGGTGCTTCCTGCACCTAACTGTTGCACATATTTCTGAGGAAGTTCGAAGTCTTTAAACTGACCGCCTGCATTCTCAAGGATTTGTTTCGTGATTTCTTCACGGCCTGCCTTCACAAGTTTGATTTCATCATCAATCTGTTTCTTGCGCTTAAAGAAGGCAGCGGCCTTTGTTTCTTCGGAGGAGGCGAAGCGAGACTCGCCCTGAGCGATGAGATCAATGCCTTCTTTGGCATCACGCCTGGCTTGTTCCATTGAGTCTTTGATGAAACTGATGGCTGATTGGATAAGCACCATTGGAGCCGTGAACCCCAAGAAGATGTCCTTAAAACCAGTGCTAAACTTCTTTTGAATATCCTCAATCTGTTTGCTGAAAGACACGGTGGCCGACTTCGCCTTATCCATCGCCTGCGGGATTTCAGAATCTACTTTGATTTTTGCGGATAGTTCTGCGTCGGCCATGGTCGTCAGGTGGTTTCCTTTGCAGGATTGGAAGCGGCGGCCGCGGTGTCCTTGGCTTCCTCCTCGGCCATGAAGGCCTCCTCCTCCGGTGACATGATCGCCACGTCCGCACCCTTCGAGATAGCCAGGGCGGAGTTCAGCCAGATGGCCTGACACTCCGGCATCTCCCATGCCCGCTTTTCATCAATGCCGTTAGCGATGAGGTTGGCGATGATACTCAAAGGCCACGGGACACCCTTGTTTCCCCCGCTGGTCTTGGCCGTCTGCTCCCAGAACTTCGGCCAGTGGGCTACCAAGATGTAGTCGGCAAATGCCTTGAGATGCATCTCAAAGCGAGCAGGGTCTCGCATCAGGCGCATAATCCTGAGTTGATCCATGATACCTAGCCTTCCACCCACCTCTTCGTCTGCGCAAACCTGACAGGCGAACAACAGGTCGGCGGGGGTGATGCCGCGTGAGCCCGTCACCAGCGGGGAGTCGAAAGCCATCAGCCGCACCCGGTACTTTAGGCACCAGGGGTAAAGCGAACGACCCAGCAGCCGAAAGCGTGCCGGGTCAATCCAAGCCCCAAGGAAGCGTTTATCCATGCTTCCTATGCTACCCCTTGCGGGGCCAAGTCAATTAGGCAGGCGTGATGCCTTCGTAATCGATGGCCGTCACGGTGACCGCGGTGAAGCCCTTGTTCGAGCCCTTCTCGTCAATCTTGGTGATGGTGCCGACAAAGGAAACGGAAGCCGAACCAGACGGATAAGCGGTTTGGGCGTTCAGCGTGAAGCTGAGAGCAGCACCGAGGACAGGCATGGAGGAGGTCTTGCAGATACCTTCGACCGTGATCTCGGACTTTCGGTCATCCAAGCGGTGGGTCTTGGTCAGGCCGGCTTCGTCGACAACCGTGGCCTCCGCGTTGAACGAGGAGGAGACAGAGTAGCTCTGCACAAAGAGGTTGGTGACAGCACCCGCAACACCGTAGAGGCAGGTCGTTCCGTTAGAGATAGCGGCCATTTGTATTTGCTTGGTTTGGTAACCTTACGCGGGGAAGACGGCGAGGAGGTCGTAGCTGAACGAAGTCGCCCAGGAGCGCTCGTCGACCCCTTCGTCCTCGGAGCCGATGGTGACGTCATAGCAGGACGCGTCACCACCCGCCGTGAAGGCCGCCTTGATGGAGGTCAGGTCACGCATATTGCCGGACAGGGCGGCGCAGCGGAGGCGGTGATCGGCGAGGGTCGTGTCGTCGGCGTTCGAGAAGAGCGTGATGCGGACCGAGCAGGAGTAGTTGCCAAGGCCCTCTGGGAGGTCGCCAGGAGCCCGGGCGGACTCGCAGAGGACCACGGCCTTGGGCAGGGTCTGGGTCACGGCGCTGTCGCCCGTCAGGAAGGCGATGGTGGTCAGGTCGGTCTGGGCCGCGAGGTAGGTCGCGATGGTCGACTCGACGATGTGGCGGATGGATTTAGTTCCCATAAAGTCAGGACTGTTTGGTGGCCGCAGCTGCGTCCTTGAGGTGCTTGCGCATACGAAGGGCCATTTGCTTTCGGCGATTGACGATGACCAGCGGGATGACGGAAGCGTCGACGCCGATGTTGTTCACGTTTCCTAGGCTATTGGTGACCGTCAGCTCGAGGCTCTTGACCTGGTTATCGACGACTAGGTTGCTAGTACCGCGCACGGCGTGCCGGTTAATCCAAGCCACGTTGAGGAGGTCGACGCCAAAGTTCTTCGGGATTCCGTTGATGACTGGCTTAGGCAGTGATCGGAGAGCAGATGCCCAGCCGGACTTGACCATGCCGACCATGGCTTGGCGTTCCTTGATGTAGGACGCAAGGTCACCCTTGCTCTCGACGAGCAGCTTGATTTTGGTCGGGCGGACATTTTTGCCGATGCGGCCGCCGAACTTGCCTTTGATTTGGTTATGCGGTTGGCGAATATCTTGAACGAATCCCTGACCATAATCAGTCCTAACTGGGTTGGTCGTGTTGAAGTAGTTCTTCGCCTTCTTGAACGCCCGGTCATAGTCGCGGTCATTCGCAATCTTGCGCATGATTGGGGACAGACCCTTGAGGGCTTCGAGTTTTCCGCCACCGATGACTTTGTTGAATAGGCTGATATCGTTAGCCTTAGTCGCGTAGGCCAATTGGTTGGTCAATAGGGCCGACGCCGAGTTTGAATTACGGTCATTGGCGGCCACGAAGATTTTGCGGATATCCCCAGCCACGGCGTTGTCGCCTGCGGTCTGGGCGGCCTTAGACAGGCCACGGCCACCGCCCTTGGGCATCGGAGGGGTGAAGGTAGCAGCGTCTTGGCAGATAAGCGCCGCCTGCTCTAGGCTAGCATCCCGCATGGATTGCCCGGTCTTCGCAGCGAACCGCTGCAAGGTCGCAATGAACTTGTTGACGGAGGTCTGATCTAGGACGACCTTGACCATTACTGGTTATCGTCGATGACGACGAGCGTGATCCACGCCGACCCGGGCTTGTAGGTCTGGGTCGTGATGCGGACGGTCTTCCCGCCGGCCACGATTTTCTTCCCCTGGGCAAGGCTGGCGATGGGGACGCCGCCCGACAGTAGTGCCGCCGATGCCCCAATAGACCCGTCTGGCTGGCTCCAGGAGGCCGTTACAGCGGGGAGCCTGACCGAGTACTGGGTCCGCTCACAATACCCCCCTGCTTCGAGGACGGTCTGGACGGCGGGGTCGGAGATGAGGCAGGAGAAGGTAATCGCCCCAGAGTTGGCCGACCCGGCCACGCCGAAGTCCGCGATCATCTCTTTGGCGTCGGCCAGAAACTCAGAGTAGAGGCTCATCCTATCCTTGCCCGCTTTGGGAACAGGCACAAAAAAAGGGCCCCTTTCGGAGCCCTTTAAGTTCGTACCCTAGGCCGCTATTAGGCGGTCTTGAGGCGGACGAGGGAGGAAGCGCGACCGACAGCGGCACCGAACATGAGGGTCGCGGTGACGTTGAGGTAGCCGGACTGTTCCATGCCGACGAGCACCTGGACGCCGAGGCCGGTGTCGGTGTCGACAGCGTTGGAGACTTCGAAGCCCGGGATGTCCATGCTGTCCGGCAGAGCGGAAGCGAAGGCGATCGCGTCAGGACCAGCGACCCAGCCAGCGAGGTTTTCGCTGTTGGTAGCGAGGTTCGCGAACTGGTAGATGCGGGCGCCAGCGATGACACCGAGGTCGCCGTTGCGGATGATGTCGGCACCGAGGACGTTGTTGCCAACGATCGTGGTGTCAGC